TTATAGAGTGATCGGTGTCGGATAAGTATTAAATGTGATTTCCGGATTCGTGCCTCTAGAGTGAATCTTGATCGAAAGCACGATCTTCCGCAACATGATTTTCTGTTCTTCTTCGCTCCATTCGTCCCAAGCGTCCCCAATTTCCTGGATTAATGATACATCCACAGTTTCAGTTGTGGCCGCAGCTTCGCTATCCTTAAATTCTTCCATGAGTTTTTCCGCAGATTCCTTTTCCTCTTCCAGATCCTTAATCCGTTTCGCAACGGCAGAGGCTTTTACCGCACCGATTTGAATGGCTTCCATTAAGTTTTCGAGTCCTGTTTCCGCCACATTGATCCGCGCCTCAAGTGCCGCAATAATGTCTGAATTGTCCTGCTTATTATCAACACTTTCATTTTTAATATCATCCATATGTGTGGACATGTTCTTAATCATGTTGATAACATAGTCTTCTACCTTCACGCGTTGATGATATCCCATATTACAACTATACGGCTTGAACTTTTGATTTTTACAGCAAATATAGTCTTTGTAATAAAGTCTGCCGTTACTCTTATGCTTATATTGTTTTGTCTCATGGACAACGGACGATCCGCATAGTGCACATCGGCAAAGTCCAGTAAGCAAATATTCGCCGCGCGGCGGAAGTCCGTCGTTCCTGCGCTGTATCTCAACTTGTGATTTTTTCCATGTCTCCGCATCAAGGATCGGTTCGGTTGTGCTTTCGTACATCGTACCAGAATAAAGCATCTTGCCAGCATAAGCAGGACGGCATAGGAGCCGCTTAATGACGCTGGCGTCGAATGTATGGGTTGGGTGCCTCTCCTGAGCCCATTTGCCAAGTTGACTGTAAGATTCGCCATCAAGAAACCGTTCGAATACTTCTCTTACCGTTTCGGCCTCGTCGGGGACCATCTCTAAAAAGTCTCCAGATTCGTGCCATGTGTAGCCAAATGGCGCATGCCCTCCATGCCACTTACCGCCGCGTATACGCTGCAATTTTCCGCCTACCGTACGTTCCACAATCATATCCCGTTCGAGCTGTGCAAAGACCGCCAGAACGCCGATCATCGCCTTTCCCAAAGGCGTACCGGTATTGAACGGTTCTGTTGCCGAAACGAAAGACACGCCGTGCTTTTCGAATACATCTTCCAGCAGATAAAGGACATCTTTTTGCTTCCGCGAAAGCCGGTCAAGCTTCAACACGATAACGGCATCTATTTTCTTTTCCTCGATATGACGAATCATACGACGCATACCTGGCCTATTTAGGTTTGTAGCGGTTTCGCCGTCGTCCATGTAGAAAGTAGAGTCGTCCCATCCCTGAGCCTTACAGTAGGCTTCTAGGCGCTCTCGCTGCATGTCCAGCGAATAGCCTTGAACCTGATCTAATGTACTGACGCGTAAATAACAGGCAACGCGCATGATATCACCTCAATGTCATTGTATAAGGAATGAGAGAAATAAGAAAACCCCCGAGTGGGGGGTTAACGATCCATTTCAATAATGTCTGGATTATCATTTATTTTTTGTTGCATTTCCAAATAATCTCTAGCCGGTTGATTATATTTAAAGTCAATTAAAGCAATTCCTTTGTGATACCACCACATAGACATGAGAGCAAGTATTGGATATAAGATCTGATAAACAATTCCATTGTACGGGTTTTTGAATAAATCATGTACAGATACGCCAAGAAATATAAGTTGTAGCACAGACCAAAGACTTATTGCATAATAGAGAACTTTTACCTTCAAATTATTGATAATTGCAAACTGATCTCTTGGTAATATGAAGTATGCAACGGCAATCGCAAAATAAATTGCAACAAATGTATTAGCTATTAATCCTTCGATTGACCAGAATGTTTCATAAGGTACAATCTTAACGCCCCATCTTACAAAATCAACATTAATCTTCATGATTAAATAGTAGACATAATATCCAATCGGTATTCCAACAATCCAACGTATGCCTCGCATCTAAATACACCTTATACTTTCCCCATCGGCTGGGGGAGTTGCTGTGATTCATTCCGACTATATACGACTAATTTATAGTTCAATTGACATGTTTTCAAGTTTTAATTTTATTCATTATTGAAACCGATATCAAATGAGCCTATTATTAACAGTACACATCATGTAAGATTGTAACGTAGGGACGTTACTTGTGGCCAAGAGTAGTTTCCTACTCCCTGCCTATCCCCGAAACTTTAATTTCGTATAGGTCGTCCAGTTTGCAGTTTAATGCTTCCGCGATGATTGCAGACACCGGAATGGTCATGATCACACGCAAATGAATATATGCAGATATTCTTTGCTTTGATATTCCGGTTTTCTCTGCCAGCCAAACTTGCGACTTTCTCTTACGATAAAGTAATTCGGGGATTCGGCATCGTACAATCTCGGCTGAGATCATGACGAAGCCACCCACATATAATATTTTTTTTACCTCAAAACCCGAACGTATATTCCCATCCATCCAGTCGCATGATATCATGTTTACCATAATGGCAAAAGCGGCTGCATCATGATAAGGGAGCTGAGCGAATGGAGGCTGAGTTAATTGAACTGGCAAGACTGATCATCGAGAAAAAGAATCTGTGCATTTCTGAGTCTGAGCTTGCGAGATTGATTCAGCAAGAAGTTAGAGAATCATTATTTTTTGTTTTTAATGACGTTGGCAAGAGTCGTTAGATAGTTCTCCAAACTTTCCATGATGAGGGGGTCATCAGATAAAGTAACATTTAGTTTTCTTTCTACTCGTTTCACAATTTCATCTATTTTACTTTTAGGGAGCGTAGATTCGCTCTCTTCTTTGTCTTCATCTAAGTATCCAGCAACCTTCATTAGTTCTTCATATGGGTAGTTGTAACCTTTTGAAATAGCCCTCAATGTATCAGGGGTTGGACTAATAGGTGCGTGTGTCCTCGGATCCACTCCTTTTTCGAGAATACTCCAGTAAGTGTAGCTGATTCCCGTTTTATCATTTGCCTTTCTTAACGAATCCTTACCTCTTATTTTCCTTATCAGATCATTTATCTCAGACAATGTTTTTCCTCCTCGTCAACCATACATTACACTATGTTACACAAGAAAAAAACACGGGATACGTTAATCATACTTGACACCTTTGACAACCATGTGCTACTATCCAATCAAGGAGGTGTTACACATGGATAACAAGTTGCGAGAGATTAGATTGGACATTGGAATGCCAATAGCAGAACTAGCAAGACGAGCAAAGACAAGTCGGCAAACCATCCACGCTATTGAAAACAAGTCTCGCAAAAGTATTAGCGGATCGCTTATGTTCAGAATCGCTGATGCACTAAAACGAGACGAACGCGAAATTTTTTTTGATCATCATGTTACACATGTTGAACAGTCAGCATAACAATTTCGACAACTTAATTAAAACACCTTTAAGGATGATGACCATGAGTCAAATTGTGTTATCTGACGATCTGGTTGAAATCACGGCAGAGATCAATAGTTACAAGCAAGTCGCTGGACAAGCTGTATTCGAGATTGGCAAACGGCTTAAGCATGTAAAAGATAACGACCTAGCACATGGACAATGGTACGAATGGCTAAAATCCGTTGATGTTACTCCACAGACAGCAACAAGAATGGTGCAGGCATATGAACAATTCGGAAACCGTACGACGTCGTACGATTTACCAACAGGGAAGATTTTCGAAATGCTATCGCTACCGGAATCGGTTGATCGGCAAGGTTTCATCGAAGAAGCACACACCGTTCCTTCAACCGGTGAACAGAAGACAGTTGATGAAATGACCGTGAAGGAACTGCGAGAGGTAAAGAAAGCACTTCAAGAAGTCGAGCGTGCCAAAGAAGAATCCGATAAGCGAGCAGAACAGGCAAAGCATAGCGCTCACCACTTCGAGAAACTATGGAATCAAGCAAAGAACCAACCACCCATAATTCAGACCAAAACTGTTGCGCCTAGTGATTATGAGGAGTTACGGTCGCAGGCTAACGAGGCTCAACAATTAAGGAATGAAAATGTGAAATTGCAAAGGGGTCTGATCGAACAGAGAGCAGAATACGAGTCGAGATTGTCCAAGGAAGATAAGAATTCATCTATTAATAAAGAACTTCGTAAAGGCTGCAAGGAACTTCTCCAGAATCACGGACTTTATGCAGAAGCAATTATATATTCACTTTCTTTAAGCAACGGAGAAAGAGAAGCGGCGCAAATTATTGAAGCCTTTCAGATGCAGTACAGCCAAGAAGTCCAATCATTTTTTAACAAAATAAAACAAATGACCGCCGTTAGATCGGTCGGATAGAAGGGATGATTTCAATGTCAACAAAATCTTTAGTCGATCATCGTCTAGACAAAATTCTTTCGGCACTTGAAGTAGTAATTCCAGATGTGCAAGACCTCAAGTCCCGTGTCGGAACTCTTGAAATGAACATGGTTTGCGAATCACGCAAGCGCCTAAATTTGAAAAAGAGAGCAGAATCACATGTTACCAAAATCCTTGGCGGGAAGGACTCGGATGCCTACAAAAATGATTACCGCGGAACGATCCGCCATCTATGGATGGACTATTGGCAAGCCTTCGGAGTCACAACTTATCACGACACACCAGCAGTTTTGTATGACAAGGCAATTGAATTCATAGACGAATGGCGTCCGCAATCTATCCGTGGGCTTGAAGATACGAAATCTGCTTAAAAAACAAACGAAGGGATTGATAGAAAATGAAAGAACGCGAATTTTCTTATCAAGAAGGAATAACAGAAGGTCGTTTAATCGAAAATGGATTCTTTGCAATCGGAAAATCAATGTTCGTTTGCAGGACGAATTCTATCCTGTATATCGTCACAAATCCACAAGAGGGAGATTCTAGATTCGAATTAATTGAATTGAATTCAGAACAGCCAGAAAAAGAAATGGAATACACAGCTTTTATTGAGTGGGCTAGGAATGACGATTTTAACTACCCACGGATCGATGTAAAAGGATCAATTCACGACATAATCGAGATCGCAAAAATAGCAAAAGCAAACTTCAAATAAGGAGGCCAACCATGAAACTCAGCACAAGAGACTTACACCCTGACGTACAGAAAGACGTTAACCGACTTCTTGCCATAGCTGCTGAGAGAAAGAGTAAAGCAATGGAGAAACAGAAAGGAGCCTAAACAATGGGCATCAAACTATCCGCTTACTACCACGGACGTTTCGTCCAGATGATCAGAACCGCTGACGGCATCATGGACAAGCTTAAAGCCCTTGAATACTACGAAAAGCATATGGAGGAAGTAGAGGCAGACTTCCTTACAGAAGCTTGGAGAAAGGATGATGACAATGGCAAAGCCAGCTGAACAGCTTCCTAATCACGATCGGTTCGGCTTCCTTCCTTATCGCGAACCAACTGCAAATAATCCTCACAAGTTGGGCGAATGCGGCTGCGGATGCGGTGAAGATGTAACGAACGATTGCGCCTATCTCAAGTGGGACGAGCGTGTATGGGTGGATCGTGGTCACGTGATTCAGTACCTCAAGAAATACGACGACCTGGAGGAGGTAGGCTAAGTGTGGCCATTTAAGAAAAAGAAGAAGCAGAAACCGCCGTTATCGAGTGGGATTTATGTTCCGGAGAATAAAAAGTGATGGAGGATTAACCATGGAAAAAGAAAAAATTGACGAACAGATCAGAGAATTACGGCAACGAGCATTTTCGGTTTGGCAGGATGCCCAAAAGCTAGTTCGAGCAAATGGGCATGATGACATGATTTTCTTTAGATACCCAATAAAATCTCGTGCTATTGAAATGGTGGATAACCTCGAAATCATCGGAAAATTTCTTAAGGAGGCCCAATCCCATGACAACACGCCGACAGCCTAAGCCTAAAGTAAGAAATCCATTCGAAGGGAGTTGCTTGAATTGGAAAAGGTGAAATTGCCGCGTGAAGTGGCGGAAGCAATGGACAAGGTAAAAAAGCATGCTAATCCCGACATTCTGTACGACATCGAGTATATGCAAACCGTTTGTGAAAACAATCGATGGGACGCTCCAAAGCTTCAGCCCATCTACGATTGGTACAGACAGAATAAAAAAGAGTATCTTACTGCCCTGGTCAACGGATACGAAGTAGAACAGACGATGGAGGATATGCTCAAGAAATTCTTCGAAGAAAATGTAAATGATCAATCACAACGATCTCGCGGAGTTTGTATTGGAATCATCAAAACTCTAGATATCCTCGGGAAATTTATCGAAGGAGTGAATGTTGAATGGGACGCGAAGAATACGTAAATTACCTCCGCAATCACGCCAAAATCATCGGTTGGCTCGCTGATGAAATCGAATCGGACAAGACCATTACAACAGCTTGGATGATCGATTGGGAAGTACACCGAGAAGAACAATTTCTGATTGAACCGGCAATCATTCCAGATACGAAGGAGGATGCAGCTTAAATGGATTGGAAAACTAGCATGAATTTCATGCTGTGCTGTGTCGTCGTTCAATTGCTAGTAATCATCGTACTTCTGACCATGATTGTGACGAAGTGACTATGATTCCGACAGATCGCACGTTGTATATCGAACTCGCCAGAATCAGCAAAGACAAACGAGCACGATGGGTCTACTTCCGCAATTTCGTCAGAGTGCTGAACAAAGAGAGGGGCAAAGGGAAATGTTGAGTGAGGAAAAGATTGCGAGAACGACAAGATTGTTATCTTTCTACCTTGATGGCGCTTCACCGGCACTTATCAATGATTTGGATGAAATTTTTACTGAATTAAGAACTCTCCAACAACAGAGCAAACAGATGAAAGAGGCATTGGAACGGGTCGTTGAAGTGAAGTGGGACTACAAAATCGCCGTTCGAATAGCAAAAGACGCTCTCCAATCCCTACAAGGAAGTGACACCAACTGACACAGGAACAAAGAAAAAGAGTCCGCGCCAACGGACCCATTGTGACAATGCTCAAGTCGATTGTACCAAACTAACGGAGGTTTTGATAGATGGAGAATAAGCGCCGAATTATCCTCCAACGAGTAGACGGCGCATTCGTAAACCTTAAGCTTGAACCGGTCAACAATCCATCAGCCGCCGCCCGATTTAATGATATTTCTGCATACGAAAGCTTCATATATGGGTTTTACGGCCCGTCTGATCCATCCATGTACAAACCAGTTTATTTATCGATAACTTACGAGGTGATTGGAGATGTGCAGTAAGTCGGAATCAATCGGCAAGATATCCGCAGCTCTCGTGGCATTTAGTGGAGAAGTGAAATCGATCGGTAAGGACGCTAACAATCCACATTTCAAATCCCAATATACATCGCTTGACCACATGATCGATGAGACGAAACCACTTCTCCATAAACACGGATTGACTGTCATGCAGTTCCCAGGTGGAGAAGGGGAGAAGGTTACCGTTAGAACGATGATTCTGCACGAATCCGGAGAGTGGATCGAATCCGAACCGCTTACGCTTAAACCCACCAAATTGGACCCGCAGGGGGCCGGATCCGCAATCACTTATGCACGTCGGTACAGTTATGCTGCCGCTCTCTCCTTATCCCTTGGAGACGATGACGACGCCAACGCCGCCAGCGCTCCTCATATGCCCGCACAAGCCACACAACAATCTAGGCAGACACAATATAGCGGACAACAGCAAAGCACGTCACAGACGGCTACAGGAAGCCAAGGTGGTATATCGGAAGCGCAAGTTAGGTACATTCATAAGCTTAAAAGCGACAAGAACGTTCCGGACCAAGATTTTATTCGGATAGTCAAAGAAATCGGCAAAGGAAAAGAAAGTATCAAGGAATTTAGTAAATCGGAAGCAAGCGAAATCATTAACCTTTTGAACAACTATGTCGCCCAAGAATACTTTGCACCGGATATGGAAGAAGATTTGCCATTTTGAGGTGATCCCATGTTCGAATATCGACCGGTTCCCAAACCATCACACAAGAAAATCAAAAAGGAACAGAAGATCAATCACAAACGGAACGCACCCCGGTTACGTGATCGTGGCCGGGTACGTCCCGAAGTCTACAACGAAGCGTATGAACGTGCTGGAGGTCGCTGTGAACGCTGCGGATACAAAGACGGATCAATTGATCCAACGGGGCAGAGATGGGGCCTAGAGGGCGCACACGCGGTCAGGAGGCGTCACCTTGAACAGACAACAGCAGACGACATTATCATGCTATGCGGTCCGTCAGTGAATACAGGCACTTGCCACAACTTTGCCGATTATTCGAGAGCCGGTCGTGAATGGATGTTAGAGCATCAAAAACGAAGGAAGTCCAATAAAGGCGCATAGTCGCTAAGGGAGAGATATGGGATATGAACGCATCCATAAATATTGGAATCGAAAGTGAAGAATTAAGCTATTACCTCAAAGAAGTCATTTCTGATATAGCCTCTGAGGAAATTCGGAAAATGGTCAAGCAGCAAGCGGAGGAAATGGTCAGGCAAGAGATTACGCGAATTGTTGCCCCTATCGTTGATTCTTATCTCGAAACAGCCATTGTCGGACGCGAACACTTTTCTGCTCACGATCGATTTACAAGCCGGAGAGAAGTCGACAAGTTTATCAAAGCGATCATCATGAACTATCTGGACGAACCTGTTTACCATTATTCCAAGTCGGACAATACGATTTCCGGAAGGTACGCACATTCTGCATCATCTGGAAGAGAAACAAGGGCAGAACTTTGGATTCATGAAAAAGCGCGTAAATTCGTTGATACCGAATTGTTCGACAAGCTGGAATCTCGTCTCAACGAAGTCGCTAAAAAGCTGATTCCAAGCGATGAGAAGATGCAAGAAATCATCAAACAAGAAGTGAAATCACTGTTCAGTTAAGGCAATCATCAATACCGGGGATATCAGGGATATTCCCCTAGAGGGTGGGAGACATGAACGCACTCAGCCTATTCAGCGGTATCGGGGGAATCGACCTCGCTTGCGAATGGGCCGGCATCAAAACGGTTGCGTTCTGCGAGAGAGAGCCGTTCCCGCAAGCTGTACTCCGCAAGCATTGGCCTGACGTGCCCATTTATGACGACGTTTGTACGCTTACGAAAGAGAGGTTAGATGCGGATGGAATCGACACTCAAACAGTTGGACTTATTTCCGCCGGATATCCTTGCCAGCCTTACAGTCTCTCCGGGGAGCGAGAAGGCCAAGAAGATGACCGCGCTCTCTGGCCTGAGGTTAAGCGCCTATTACAAGAGATCCGCCCCCGTTGGTTTGTTGGTGAGAACGTTGCTGGACACGTCTCTTTGGGCCTCGACGATGTGCTTTCTGACTTGGATAGTCTCTCGTACTCCTGGGAAGCGATCGTACTTCCAGCTGCAGCTGTCGGTGCTCCACACAGGAGAAGCCGGGTCATCATTTTGGGCCACTCCGAGCGCGTCGGATTCACAAGGGAATCATGGGGGGGGACAAACGAGTTCGCTTCGAACGGATATTTTCAACTGGAAAGCGAATCAATCGGAGCAATCAGGGCAGCTCAATCCCGAATGGGTCGAATGCTTGATGGGGTTTCCGAAAGATTGGACCAACATCGATGGCCAACTGGACGAGGGGAAAATCAACATGAATGGGAGCCGCCTCGGATAAAGAACGAAATCAAGAATCGAGCTGCGCGGATAAAGGCTCTCGGAAATGCCGTTGTCCCGCAGCAAATCTATCCCATCGTAGCAGCAATCAAGCAGATAGACGATCTTTTGCGCGACAGCGCCTACGAATCGAACGAATCCACCCAGCCGAAGGCGAAGGCCGAATAAAGAGCATTTAGGGAGGGACATCCCCTCCCCCAAATAAGGGATTACTCGCCTACATCAGGAGACAAGTAGAAATCAACCAATTCTCTAGCTTCTTCAACGGTAGCAACTTCCTTTGATCTTAAAGTGCCAAAATCGACGCGATATCCAGACTCAGATTCATATTGCAAAATTAAATGCTCTTTATAAGTTTCTATTTCTTCATATTGCATCTTGAACACCACCAATTTGGTTGATACATCCATTTTACGATTTTATGGGGACGGAGGAAAGAGAATATGGGCAATAAAACGGAATTATCCGACCAATCAAAGTTCATTTGCCGAGAACACTACGACAAAGACTGCGGCGGATGTTAACTAAGACCGGAATGTCCTTCTCCAGTTTGTCCCGGCCGGGAAGCATTAAACAGATGGATCGAATCAATCAATGAGAAAGCGAAAACGTTAACGTTATTTTAACTACCCGAAAAGGAGAAATCGGATATGCGATTGAATGCAGATAAAATTCAAGTCGGCAAGCGTTATGTGATGGTCGAGAGACCATTATATAAAGCCATTGTTACCATCATCGCAGATGAGAGGGGTAAGAGTGGCAAAGATTGGGACGGGTGGAAGGTCCGCTTCGAAGAGGTTCATGGTCGCATGAATCCGAAGATTGGCACTGAGATCAGCGTTGGGTGGAGCGAGAAATACAGTCATTACGCGCCGATTGAGTTCTATGAGATCGAGGAGGCCACCAATCATGAGTGACGCTGTATGCCGTAAGGCGATATCTGAAGGAATTTCCCATTTAAAATCCATTAATCCTGAATTGCGTGGGGCATACGGAATCGTGGAGAAGATGATCGAATCCCTCCCGTCCATCCCCTCTCTAGCAGATGTTTTTAGACGGCGAATAGCTGACCAGCAGCGGTGGGGAACTCCAGTAAGCAATGAGATCGTGAAGGAGTTACGCGCCGTTTGGAATGAGCTTGAAGCCCTCTGCCCTAGCGGTGAGCAGAAGGAGGATGGAGAATGATCACTTTAACAACGAATAATGGTCAAATCAGCATAGCGCCGGAATTGATCACGTCAATTGTAGGAGACGCAGACGGATCGCAGATCAACACGATGTCCGATGTGGTATGCGTAGAGGAGAGTCGGCAGGAGATAGTCCGCAAGATCATGGAATACAAGTTGGGAATGATCAGATATGCTGCGACTCAACAAGCGGAAAGACGTGACGAAGGTTATGTAGAGATGACAGAACTGGAGCGCCTTGCTGGATTGGAGGATTCCGATGCCTGATAACAGGATAGAAGCTCTATGGGAGAAATCGAAGCCCGGAAGGGTGATCCCGTACAACGCTGGAACGCTGCACGAATTGATGGGCGATATCCGCTATCTCCTCCAACAGAACGAACAACTCGAACAGCGAAATGAAGAAAAGTATCAAATCCTTCTGCGTATCGAAAAGGAAGTCAATGAGTTTGTGCGGCTTACTGGCGTTGAACTCGGAGATACGGTGGAGGAGCAAGCAGCGGCGTTTAATCGAGTACTCCAACAGTCCCGAGAAGAGAACGAACGGATCCGAGAGGAACGCGATTCTTTCCAACGAGTAGGAATTCGCACGATGGAAGAACGGGACGATTACCGAAAAGCGTTGACGCAATACGCGCAAGGTCTAGTCGATCCGCATCTCGCAAGACGCATCCTATCCCGTTATGAGAAGGGAGAGAGCCAAATTGAGCAGGGAGATTAAATTTCGCGGCCGTCATATCGATACCGGCGAATGGGTATACGGAAATCTGATCGGGACTGACGTCATTGTCGGACCTATTGTTGAATGGGACAGCGAATACTTCAACACGGAATATTGGGTGAAGGTCGATCCTGAAACGGTCGGTCAGTATACCGGCCTCCAAGACCGCAACGGCAAGGAGATTTTTGAGGGAGATTTCGTAACTCTAACCAAGCGTGATGAAGAATACGTGATTCAAGGCAATGGGTACATGGATGTCGGAATCGAAAATGGATGGTCAGTAAGCGGAACGGTGAAGTTTTTGCATAACTCATGGTTCATCGAAGAAGACAACGAAAAAGGATTGCCTTTGGATTTTGAGGGAAAACAGGCGTTAGAAATAATCGGCAACATCCACGAAAATCCGGAATTGCTCTCAGCTTAAATCAAATCCCAGAGTCCGATACAGGGTCATTATCCAATTAAGGGGAGAAGAAGGAACATGGAGATCAAACAAGGTGTTACCAATCGTGGATTCGATATTATCATTTTCGAGGATTTTTACGGAATTGAATGCAGCATACAGAAGTCGTCGATTGCGACGGAAGACGCCATTTGGTTTGGGTGTTCGGAAGCAAATCCAAGGATTATGGCAAATCAAACGCTAGGAGGTGGAACGGGATGGGTTCCATATCCGATGCCAAAAAGAGTGGCAATGGACACAAGGATGCATCTGACTCGTGATCAGGTTAAAGAACTTCTTCCAATCCTGAATGCATTCGTTGAAACTGGCGAGCTTCCAAATTTGTCCGAGGGAGGCCAAGAATGACCATGAACCCGGGGACGGAGTTGGTAAAGGTCGATTGCTTAGATTGTGAAGGAGACGGGTGGACAGTCACCCACGCATACAGCGGATATCCTGAGCAGGAGATTTGCAGAATGTGTGGCGGCTCGGGAGTCGTCGAAGTACCAAAAGAGATGGCTATAGGTTTGGGCGCTCTGGAGGGACAAGCAGATGAATGACATGATCTATCTCAACCTATGGATCATCTACGACAAATCGCGGAGAGCATTAGACAACACATTGCGGAGGGGGTAACTCCCCTCTTGGTGGGAAGGAGGAAATGGGGTGGCAAAGTATCGGCAGATTCACGTGAGCTATTGGCAAGACGGGTTTATCTTAACGCTTCCAGCAGAGGAAAAGTATTTCTACTTGTACCTGATGACCAATAGTAAGACTACCCAATGCGGTATTTATGAGTTGCCGCTTAAGGTTATCGAAATGGAAACGGGGTTATCTCCGGATCGCATATTCGAACTCATTCATAAATTCATCGGATACAAAAAGATCAAGTACAACGAAGAGACGAGAGAAATTTTCCTTCTCAACTGGACAAAGCACAACAATATGAAAAGCCCGAAGATTATCTCTTGTTGTGTCAAAGAATTGGAAACCGTTAAGCATATACCCTTTATTGAAGAGTTTGGACAACTATGTAAACGGTATGGATACCCTATCGATACCCTATCGATACTCAGACAAACCGGTTTGGCAGAGTATGGGGAAAAAGAAGAACAAGAACAAGAACAAGAAGAAAAACAACAACAAGAAAAGGTACCTGTCGTCGTCGTTTTCCCAAATATCTATAACTTCTACGAATCGGAAGGGTTTGGGCTACTCAGTTCATCCATTCGTGATGACTTGGATGACCTTGTTAATGACTACGGAGAACGTTGGGTTTGCGAAGCGATGAAGGTTTCTGTAAGGCGCGGAAAACGAAACCTTAGCTTCGTGAATGGCATTCTTAAGAATTGGCGATCAGATGGAGTTGACGAGCCTTGGACTGAGAAGGAAAAACCATCACCAAAGTTTTCAGAAGAAGAACGGTTGAAGATGGAAAGGGAGCGTCCGAATGAACGACCAATTATCAATCTTTGATCACGATACGGCGCTTAAAGCCGAACAGCAGGTTTTAGCGTCCGTGTTCTTCGATCCAACAAAGATGGACGACCTTATTCAGATCCTTTCGTACGATGACTTCTTTTCCGAGCGGCACTCCTTAATCTTCAAGGCATTAAAGCACATGCACGGAAAATCAATGCCAATCGAGATTATGACGGTTGTTGACGCGTTAAACCGTCGCGGGCAGTTAGAACAAGCTGGCGGCGTTGGCTATCTATCCGAACTATCACGAGCTGCACCAACAGGCGGGTATGCCGTGCACTACGCGAACATCGTCATGAATCATTCGTTGCAACGGAAATGCGTTAGGCTGGCGCAGGACATTATACAAGTCGCTAGGGAACGGGATTACGAGACGGCAGAAGAATGCTATGCGGCGGTTGATTCCCTTGTGAACCAGTTGAGGCCAAAGACTACGGGCAACATGAGGACGTTCGACGATACTGCAGAAGAGTATGAGCAATTCCTTAATACCCATGATGACCTGATAAAAACCGGCTTCCCGCAGTTTGACGAACAGTTCGGAGGGATCGGACGCGGCTGGCTCTATATCATGGCTGGCCGACCATCTGTCGGGAAGACAGCAAAAGCGCTTCAAATGGCGTATCAAATTGCACAGCAGAATTGCGGAGACATCTTGTTTTGGTCGCAAGAGATGACCTTTAGTCAACTCAAAAACAGGATCATGGCGAACCTTACCGGCATCTCCTTTGCAAAAATCCGCATGAAGAACCTTACCGCAGACGAAAAGGTCACGATCATGAAGGCGCATAAGGTAGTCGGTCAATATCCATTTAAGGTTGAGGACTCGCATGGAATCACGGTTGAACATGTCCGATCGGTCGCAAGGCAGGTCAAGCGAAATTCCGGGAAGGTTGGAGCCATATTCGTTGATTACCTTACGCGGATGAACATTCCAGCTAAAAACGGGATGACCAGGGCGCAAGTAGTCGGGGAAGTGGCGAAAACATTCAAGTACATCGCGCAGGAAATGGAGTGCCCCGTCATTCTGCTGGCCCAACTTAATCGTGAAGGAGCCGAAGGGGAACCGCAGCTCCACCACCTGAAGGAGTCAGGGGACATCGAGCAAGAGGCCGATATCGTTGAATTCCTTTGGAAAGAGCCTGATCAAAATGACACAAGCAACGGTGTCATCGTCAATTCATCGATTGCCAAAGGCCGCGACACCGGAACAGGCACATTCAAATACCGGTTCAAAGGATGGGTGATGCGCTATGAGGACGAGATCGAACGGCCACAACCAAATTCAGAGGGCTATATCACGAATCACCGCACTGCTCGAAGACGAAACGGATCAGCATAAGAAAGAGCAGCACCTACGGGTGCTTCGCACTCTTAACCATGCATTATCAGCAAAGGAGAGATAACAGGGATGAGTAAACTAGACCGCGCCGCTATCCTGGCTATGGAGCCGGGGAGAGAACTCGATGCGCTTATTGCGGAGCATGTGATGGGATTTGAGGTTGCCAACCGTGAATACGGAGTATTCATCATCGATGGACTGAATAAACAGTGGGAACCATCGACCGACATAGCCGCAGCCTGGGAAATTGTTGGGAAGTTCGATCCTGAAGGATTCATTGTGAATTACCTCGGAGAACTCAGCGCGTGGGGTGAAGGGTGGCACGCGGTATTTTGTTACAACCATCATGTTCATAAATGTTCAACACCAGAGGAAGCAATCTGTAAAGCAGCACTATTAGCCAAGCTAGAGAGTGAGGGTTGATGAGAAGTGAGAGATATTTTATTGCGGATGAATAACGAACTCTATGAAACATCTAAGAGGAAAAAGTCTGAAGGGTTATTTCAACAGGCATTCGAGGCTGGTCGATTGGATGCTTATGCAGAAGTCTATGGAATTCTTAAGAAATATACGACGGAAATATTACGCGAATATGATTCGCTTGATGCGAAAGTGAAGGTGATGAGAAGTGAACCAAACGATCAAAGTAAATAACCTGCCGCCAACTCAGAACGAGCTTAGACGAATGCACTTCCAGACCATCGCAAAAGAAAAGACCGAATGGGAACGAGTCATGTGGTTCATCGTCAAGGAGCAGAAAATCGTGCCGATCAAAGCGGCGAGTATCACGTATGAATTCTTCTTCCCGGATAAGCGTAGAAGAGATCCGGATAATTACGCGGCCAGCGCCAAGATGCTGCAAGACGGATTGGTTAAGGCGGGTATTCTGCCGGACGACAACTTTGACCATGTGCCAGAGCTGCGGATTAAGCGTGGGGGAATCAGCAAGAACCCGTATATCCTGATTCATCTGGAGGAAGTCTCATGACCGACCAACAACTTCTCTCAATCTACACAGCCGAACGAAGCGAAATCCAGAGGCGTATCGAATGGGCGAATGTCATATGCCCAAAGTTGGAACGTTTGAAGCAACGAAAGAATGAGTTGGACACGCTGATTGATACACTTCAACGGCAAGGGGCCTAGGAGGCGTTTAGAGCGATTCTGTAGTCTGGACAGGTAAAACTACCAATCTATCAAAATGAGTGCCGTATGAGGCTCACAGAAAGCGAGAGAGGCATATGAACAAGGCGGCGTGGTTACGTGGCATTGCAGCAGACGTTAAGAGGTCGAAGTTGAGGAAGGAGAATAGGAAATGAGTATGTTGGGCCGAGATGAACATATGAACTGGCTTCAAGGACTAAAGGTTGGCGATGAAGTCACGTACCACAGTAGATTTCACGGAGACATAATAACGACAATCGAAAAAATAACGCCAACTAGACAAATCAAGACGGCAGATGGGAAGACGTTTAAAAATGGGGTTTGCAGATATGATTCATGGACGTCGTTTCACATCCACCCCGTAACAGACAAAATCAGACAAGGAATCGAAAAGAAAGACCTGATCTATTACTTGGATTCGAAACTAAACCTTAACCAACTCACAATTGAGCAATTGAAATCAATAAAAGCGATATTGGAGGGCGATGATCATGGTCGGAAAAGTAAATAGAGTAGAGAAGGTAATCCCAATGAGCAGCAGGAAGAAACGACCGACGAAGGAGGAGTATAAGAAATACACGAAGCGTCCTCCGGATGGACCAAATGGGTGTGCATAAATAATTTATCATACCACACTTTAAGGTGGTGATTGCTCAATAAATATAGAAAAATGGCGAAAAATGTAGTATAATTAAAGAAAAGTGAACATTCGGAAGATTATGAACATTTGGAGGGTAAACATGGAAACAATCGAGCAACTACAAGCGAAGCTTAAGCAAAAAGAGGCAGATATTCAGGATTTGAGGTCTAAGGGGAACTATGCAGAAGCAACTAAGCTTGAAGAAGAGTCGGCTAAGATCCAGTACGATATCGAGCAAAAACAAATTCAGGCACAAGTTGATGAGAAAGTGGAATCGGACGCTATCACTTTTGCGGTTGACGGCGTAGACCTTACAGATTTGCCGGTTGAAGTCATTAAGCTTGCTGAGGCAATCGTCAGAGCGGACCGTAGACGTATTTACTCTGAACAAGCTATCCAAGTCAATGAGTACGAGACAAAGCAGAAGGACCTGGAAGCGCAACTAGCAGATGCTAAGTCGCAACTCGAAGCCACGCAACAAGAACGGAATACGTATCAGCAGCAATTGGCTGATGAAAAGAAGCTACGGACGGATGCGGAAAGCAAAAGAGACGCGGCAGTTCAACAACTTGTCGAAGCGCAGAAAGAAAACGAAAGCCTGAAGGAGCAGCTTGAAGAGTACAAAGCATCTGAGGCATTCGCTAATACCCAAGCTCAACCGAAGGTGTACACGACGGCGGACGAAGCAACAGAGATCAATCAAGCACTTGATTCCGTGAAGAAGTTCTACAAGTCCCTGGAAGACTGGGGAAGCGTAATGAAAGTCACCAAGCCGGATGGATCTTTCGAGCTTGTACCACGCCAAACGGTAAATGAAGAATGGACAGCGGCAGACGTTCCAGAAACGGCGGACACCACATTTCGCCAAGAAACTGATACTCCCAACAATACGAGCGTTGAAGCTGATTCTTCCCAAGTGGCTGATGACCAAGTAAAAGTCCCGGCAGTAGGTGGCTCCTTTCAAGAAACAACTGATACGGGAGTTTCCGGATCATCGGACGAGGCTGTACGAGACGTACATGGCGAGGGTTCTACGGGGGGAGCTGAATCCCTGGAAGCACGGGTGAAGGATTTGGAGGATGGATTCAAGAGGCTGTCCGATGTAGTTGCTGAGCTGATCAACGAAAAGGACGTGGCGGCGTAATGAAAGTACGGATCACATACGGACAAGGATCGTTCTGGTATGAGAACAAAGTCGGTGAAGTGTTCGAGGTCGAAGATAAGCTTTCATACGGCGATTATCGAGTGAAAGGCGAAGAACGAAATATCTGCATCGAACATTGTGAAGTAGTCAAGGACGAAGACGACTATATCGGCCCAAGCATCTCGTCAACGCGCTTAATGCTGAATAATTAACCACCAATAACCACAGGGAGGATAACGAAATGGAAAACTTGCTGAAAGTATATTGCACAGAGTACCCGGAAGAAGGATATACGTATATCACGCAAGAGGAATACGAAAAAAACAAAGACGAATGGACGATTATCAAACAATAATCCAATCACTACAGGGAAGGCGGCTACACCGGCCGTCTTCTCGGTAAGGAGGGAATATGGGGAAGGTCGAGCAGATTGAGGACGGATACACTCATGTCTTATGCGTACACGCTGGACCAGATATGCATGATGAAGAAATAGTTGAATTGACTGACGGTTTAGGTGAATGCCCGAGGTGCGGAAGAAAGTATTTATCAAAACCAGAATAAGGGGTGAATCCGGCATGAGTAACTTCGATTGGGATCGAACATACAAAGACCTCTGCAATGAGATCGAGATCCTGATGATACGCAAGGATGAATTGGATAAGGAATTGGGCATCATCAAACGCCGGATATATGCCTCGGGTCCGCGTACAAAGCTCGTAGCGAGCTATAGCGGTATGCCAGGGGGCGGAAGCAACGAACGGCCCATAGAAGAAACGTGGAGCCTATACAATGCCGTAGAAGAAGCACTAGAAGATGTGAACGACATCCTGGATTTGAAACTTGATGCAAAAAAGAGTATGGAAAAGTGCATGAGCCAATTCGATACGCTGGAATACCGAGTGGCCTACATGCGAGACGTGGAGCGTAAGCGAATAGCCAAGATTGCGGACGAACTCGGCTACTCATACGATTGGATCGCAAAGATCAGCAGCCGGTTAAAAAGAATGCGGAATGTTGGCTAAGAAAAGCGGCCTACTCCTTAACGGAGAGGCCGTATTTTTCTAATAGCAGCGTTACAGCTTGGTCTAGCAACTTTGATTTTGGTATGTCTGTGTTTAGGTGAAGTTCCTCAAACTTGTCCGCGAGATCCTTACGCAAGGAATTCGATATCGCCTTCCTGTTAATCAACCCACGATTACCACCCATTCTTTCAACTCCTTTTCAAGTATATTCTAACTAAAAACAAAATTGAATTCAATTAATTTCAAAAAAACACTTGTAATTGAATTCAATTGAATGTATAGTATAGACATAAAGAACAAGGGAGCGATGAAAATGGAAATCGTAAAACTGAACGGAACGCTTGCATTTCAGGTGAGAGGCGGGTACATCAAGCCCACAGGTTACGCGCTCAAGATGGCTGACGGTTCATTCGTCGGCTTCGCGCAAGACGCCGGGCCATATATTCCGATAGGCGGACGGAAGGCGCTGCAAGCAATCGTCGACGCCGGAGGCTTTACTTCCTTCGACGGGATGGTTCGCTGGTCGGCTAGATAATCGAGGGGCTTCGCCCCCTCCTGGGAGGAGGTAATGATGTGAAGGAAGATTGGACATTTCAGCACCAACATGACAACCACGCGCCAATTCCGATGCCGAAATACAAGGACGGAGATAGGATCATATGGGAAGGCGAAGAAGTGACCATACACGGCTCGGGTAGGCCAACGTCGTCTAAATCAATCGCGTACGATATCAAGGAATATCCGCATATGTTTGTTTGGGAGAACGAAATCACGGGAGCATAAAAACCACGCTTGATGGGATTGGAACCGGCCGAAATGAGGCAATTTAGTACAAAAAAAATCAATCCATCCGTGCTAATATGATATTAGGTTATCCATGCCGGATGAACCTGACGGAGAAACGCACCTTGGCCCCCAGGCTATCGCGTTTCTCCTGATGATGGTGATAAGCGCCCCACCGTCGAATATGTGCCGGGTAAATTCCCGGACCTATAACGAACGGCGCTTAACATAATTGGACTGAACCCGAGCAAGACTCGGCAGTAGGCCCGAACTGTGGCTTTGCCGCTGAGCCCTAAATCGGCGGTCATCCATGCGTGGTAAGAAGTAAATGGATCACACGGTTCGGAGGAGCGCGGTTAATAACCCCCGACTGGAGACGGCACGGGAACCCCGTGGAGCTCGTCTGGAGCGAATAGCGAAGCAACCAGACCGCCAACCGTAACGATAGCAGCGTTGACGTGATCTAGGAGACAGTCCCTTATGGGGCTGTTTCTTTATGTTTAGGGGGAATAAGCCAATGAAATTCAACCTACATCATTTTCTAACGGTGATGTCGATCATCATGGGGACAATCGTTGGTGGACTGTTGGCGCAGGGGTGAACAGGATGAACGAAAACGAATGCTTGCATTGCCATACAGAGCTTGAAGGCGGCGGATTGTGCGAGGACTGCATGATCGAACAGACTGATTTTGTTATTGCGGCGAATGCCGCCATCGATTCGACCGAATAAGCCCAGTGAAACGGGGGCCGGATATGAATGGTGTACTAATATTCATTGTTCTTCTACTCATTCTAGTAGCTGCTTGGTGGGGTCAATGGAAAAGAAACAGGATGTAAGGAGGGGATGACATGGACGGTATTGCAGTAGAAAAGAAACTTGTCATTACCTACGATGTCGTTAGCGGAGTGTTCACGGTTGAAAACAATGATGATATGGCATATGGCGAGATACTGGCAGCGCTTGAGTACACCAAGTTTCTGACGTTGAAGGACTGGTTAAAGGGCGAGGAATTGCTATAAAGTGCAAATAAATGGCCATAAAAGCGAACTCTATACAAAACATCGGTGAAATTAGTGCAAATGGGGTGGTGATTTGAAGTACACCGTATCCTGTTCATGCTGCGGAAGCAAAGACAGCATTACAAAGACAACCATCTTCAACAACTGCATCAAGTTTGTGTGCTCATGTGAGGCGAGCAAAGGGCAAGAACAGACCATTTGGAAATGAGGTGAGGTTATGGCGAGGAGAGGCAGGCCGCCGAAATATGACGAGCAGGATAAAGCCAAACTCGTCGAAGAATTCGAACGGTACATTGAGACGGAAGATGTTCCAATCGTTGCAGAGTTCGCAGCAAGCCACGGTTTGTGGAAGTCCTATTTCTACGATAACGCAGAATTTGCGAACCTCGTAAAAAGAGCAGCATCAAAAAAGGAATCGGCGCTAGAACGAGGCGCGTTAAAAGGCACATTAAACCCTACGATGGCTGTATTTTCGCTTAAACAACTTGGGTGGAGAGATAAGCCGGATGGTGATGCGGATCTAAAGACGCTCGTTAAACTACTATCTAGCGGTGCAGGATTCACACCTGAGCAGATCGAGGCCATATTAAAGGCAGGCGGGAGCGAATGAGCCTAGCCACATTACTTAACAGCGCAGATAAACGCGTCATACAGGCGCTTAAAATAGCAGCAGAGAACCAGAAGCGCAAAGACACGCTAAGAAACGTGAACAGCGCGTATGAATGGATCGATCAAAACGGATTCACAAACGAGAACGGCGTATCGATGGAATTCGATGACCGTTCTTTTTTGATTGAACCACTATGTGACGAATCTAAACTGCTGAGCGTGCTTAAGTGCTCTCAGGTAGGATTCAGCACAATCAGCATATTCAAGAGTGCGTACATGGCGATCAAGTACGGATACAACGTCATATACACACTTCCGACCGATAGTGACGTTGAAGAGTTCAACAAAGCCAAGACGAACCGCATATACGACAATAATCCAAGCATGAAGCAGTTCCTGACGGAAGACAGCTTGCATACCAAAGCATTCCGAACGCTGGACGGCGGCAACGTTGGATTCATATTCTCGAAGGGCACATACGGTCGTTCGGCATCGATCATGCAGACAGCAGATATTCTGATCAAAGACGAGTTCGATAGGAGCAATCAAAATGTCCTTAACGCCTATAAATCACGGATTACAGCAAGCAGTTACGGAGCGGAGTGGGAATTCAGCAATCCTACTTTCCCAAGCTTCGGAGTCGATTACACTTATCAACTCTCAGATCAAAAGCATTATATCTACTGGTGCCCTAAGTGCAATCACGCTTCATACATTACTTTTGAGGCAGAAGGATTTGATGGAGGAAATACACACCATGTCTGCAAAGATCGAAAAGAGTTTGTCTGTGGAGCTTGCGAATCTATTCTTGATCGAAGAACTGCTGAAAAAGAATGGGTCAGCAAATACCCAAGCAAGCACGGAATAAGCGGATATTGGATCAGTCAAATGATGGCCCCATGGATTAGCGCTGAGAAGCTGCTAAGGGAGCATCAATTGACCCTGCCGGACGTATGGGCCAACTTCTTTCTCGGACTGCCATACGCAAGCAACAGCAACAGTCTGGACCCGTCCAACATCGTCAAGAACGTGCAATACGACGATAATGGCTATGTGATGAAGAATCCCGGCAAGTATCGCGTATTAGGTGCAGACGTTGGCGGAACGATCGACAACCCTCATTTCCACTGTGTTAAAGGGACTGAGGATGGTATCGACCATATCATTAAGATTCAGGGTGAGGACGCGCTACACAATTACCTCAAAATGAACAATATCAGCATGGTCGTAATCGATAACGCGCCTTATCCTGAGATCACAGCCAGGCTCACACGCGCATTTCCAGGAAAGGTCTGGAGATGCGTTTTTGATTATAACGACAAGCGCAAAGAACTCTATGATACAGACTACAAAACGCGGATCGTGAACGTGCATCGTACACGCCTCTTTGACCGCGTTGTAGACGGCTATATCACAGGTGAGCGCAAGATTTACATGGACAACATGGAGTCTACGTTATCGGCCATGCAGAACGGATCAGAGAGCCTATGCAGGCATTGGAAAGCACAACGGAAGGTAGGTACAAGCGGTGAGACGAAAGCGCAGAACAGCGATAACAAGGATCTTAAGTTTGATCGGATCGGCGACGCAATACCGCAATGGATAAATGATGGGCCGGACCATTACAGTTTAGCGGACGTTTACAACCAATTGGCACAAGTAATCATCAAGAAGCACATGGAAGGGGTGATCTAGTGGCAGAGAGAAAGCAGCAGGAGCCAGACGAACTAAAGAGCCGGTTCAAAAGAGACTTAGGCGAAGCAAAGAAGTTTATGGAGCCGATTCAGCAGAAAATGGACCGGAACTACAAAGCCTATGCTAACTGGCGAGACAAGGATGAGGTAACGTTCAAGACGTCTGACCTGTTCGAGTATGTTGAGACGGTCGTCCCAATCGTCACCAATAACCGTATCCGCGCTCTCGTGCGGTCTGATTATCCCGACTATGTGACACACGCCAAGGGATTAAACGACATCCTAGACAACACATACGACACGAACAATTGGGACTATGAGTCACAGTCCGTCATGCGTATGGCGCTTATCTATCGATCGGCATTCGCATATACAGGCTTCGATAAAAACTATCGCAACGGCATCGGAAACTTATGCATCAAGAAGGTTAACGGTCGTTGGTGCCTGGTCGATCCATCTGCGGTGGACTTGGAGGATTCCAGGTTCTTTTTTTATGTCGAGCCCAAGCGTAAGACAGAGGTCTATAAGGACTATCCGAAAAAGAAACAGGAGATTGAGGACAGTTTCCGCAATGGAGATCAGATGGGCCGATACTCCGGTAATGATTCCGGTGGGTGGTTCAATCAATGGTTGCGGACGGTCAAAAACTTCCTGACGTTCAATCAGGACGTGACAGCAGCAAGACAGACGGACCGCGATACGTTCAATGCCGAACTGAGCGAGCAGGAGAAGCACAAAAACGTCATCGCCTATATCCATTACTGGTATCGGGATGATAAGGACGAATGGCGCGTATCCTACTGGGCCGATGAAGTGTTCCTAAAGGACGAAGCAAATCCATTCTGGCACGGCTGTCTGCCTTATGACATCTACAGTCCGGTCAAGGATCCAATGTCTATGCTAGGGATGGATATTAACGAGCAGATTGACACCATGAACGCGAACCGTAACGTGCTGATGAACTACACGATCGCAAACGCTGGCCTACACGCTAATCCGCCGTTGATGTACAACACGACGATGGGTAACGTGAAAGAGCCGCAGAAGCTAAGACAGCAAGCATTTGGTGACGGGATAATTCCAATCAATAACCCGGACAATATTCCACTAAATGCACTTGCAGACTTCATGTTACCGCCTACGCTGCCCGCTAACGTGGTCCAACTGTTCGACCAGTTAGGCAACATTAAGGACAAGGCAACGGGCGTCAACGACTCTTTCCGAGGCACACAGAACGCCACAAGCGGTAAAGAGGTGCAGCTACAGCAAGAAGCGGCGTACACGCGGATTAAGACGATGATTGACCAATTTGAGTTGTTCAACAAGAAGATTGCCGAAAAGGTCATCGTAAACGCCATGCAGTTCTACACACAGAATCGCGGGTTCAGGATCAAAGGTGATTACACTAAGTATGATCAAGACCAACAGCTTGCCGAAATGAATGGTCAGGAAATGCCATTCGAGGTTAGGCCGATTCCGAAAGGGATTGATCAAGAGGGCAACCAAATTAACGACCGGACAGAGTTTTTCATCTACGCCAATCCGAGCGAGTGGACAAAGCTGGATCCGGAAGAAGATACAGCAGAACAACCGGACGAACAAGAGAGTGATGACAACCCATCGGAGGAAGAAGTAGAGAAGGCCTTTAAAATCCTCCAAATGACCGTTGAGATCGAAGCCGGTTCATCTCTCCCTCAGTCTCGTCTTGCGCGTCGTGAAGAGGCCGTACAGCTCGCAGAGCTTGGCATGATCGATCAGGAGTCCGTGTTGGAGATGTACGACTGGCCGGACCGCGAAGAGATCATTAAGCGCATGCAGGAACAAGCCGCGAAGAACCAAGAGGCACAAGCGCAAGCGGCACAGGCCGATGCTCAGGCTAAGATGCAGATCGAGACAGCCAAATTGCAGACGCAGAAGGAGATTGAAGGGATGAAGATGCAGACTGATCTTACCAAGCAGCAGATGAGCGATAAATCCAAGATGGCACAGACACACGCCAACAACTCCGCCAAGGCGTCACAGGAAGGATCGGGAAGCGACGGCAATAGTTTGGCCGAGGTTCTGGATAAAGTCCGTCAGACGGTCCCGGAGGCCGCTCAAATGAGCGATGAGCAATTGATATCGATTCTGACGCAAGGTCAACCAGTGCAATAAAGATCGGGGCGTTCCTAGCCGTAGGGCGCCCCTTTCTCATACCAATTTGCGCCGAACACCCTTAATCGGACTCGGCAGGAGGTCATTTATATGCAAAAGCTACACCCTTTCTTCAACATGGATGAATCAGCGGCGGCAAGTTCCGGTGAATCGTATCGGGACATGTTCACGCGGCTGGATTCGGCGGATGATGTACAACCGGAAACGGACACGGACGCAGAAGTGGAAGAAGAAAGCGCAGACCTGGAAGACGGTGGATCGGATGCCAGTGAAAGCGACGACGATCCGCAGGAAGAGGACGGGACAGAAGAGGTTGAGGTTGAGGTAGAGGACGAGGACCCAGAGATCAGTTTGGGCGAAGGCAAAGCATCTGTTAAACGCTCGGAACTGATCAAAGGCTACCTGAGACAAAGCGATTACACCAAAAAGTCGCAAGAGTTGGCCACTCAGCGCAAAGAGGTTGAAGCTTTGTCCGAATCTCTCAAGCCTGTCAAGGAATGGCGCGATCATATGGACGCAAATCCATGGCTGTGGCAGCAGCTTAACACAGCAATCGCGCGGTTCAACGAGGAAGGCGTATTGCCGATTGAGGAGGTTTTACAGGACTCCCAGTATGGCAAGTACGTCAATCATCTCCTGGCCGAGAATAACCGGCTCAAGAAGGAGAACGAAACTATCAAGGGCGATTATGAGGGCGTCAAGCTGACGAGCGAGATGTCCAATCTTCGCACCGAACTACAGGCCGAGTACGGCGACCTTGTAACGGATGATTACATGCAACAACTCCAGGACCGGGCGAAGAATGAAAAGCTTTCAACCGCAACGCTTCGGGAGATTGCAGATGGTCATCTTGCCAAGGAGAAGTTGAAAGCCTCTGATACGTCCGTAAAGAAGGCTACGAGGCAAGCAGAGGCCAAGGCAGTACAAAAGCTGGCAGAGACACGCAAACGCGCTCCCGAGGCTCCTACGGCGCGAGCGACGGCACCAGCAAGCAAGGAACCAGACAGACGTGGCGGATGGGGCAACTTCTTCCGCAGCCTATCAGACTAATAGGAGGATGACCACATGGCATCTCATTTTGACAAATACTACGCATCTTGGGTGAACGAAATCCCCAAGCAAATGTACGACAACATCTCCCGGCGCTCGCCGACGATGAAAATGCTCATGAAGAACAAAAAGAGCTGGGACCAAGGCGGCGATACGATTCAACCGGCAATCGAGTACGCCTACGCCTCCAATGCGGGGTCCTATCGTGGCTATGACACACTGAACATCGAGCCGCAGCAAACCGTTACGGATGCAGAATTCCGGCGCAAGCAACTGTACGCATCGATCGTGTACAACGGCTACGAAGTCGCGTCGTCTCGCGGCAAGAATGCAATCTTCTCCATGGCTGAGATCGCCATGAACGGTGCAGAAACGGCGCTGTTCAACCTGATGGCAACGCAAATCTTCGCGGATGGCACAGGCAACGGCGGCAAAGACATTCTCGGCCTTCCGGCAGCCGTTGACGATGGCACCAACGTAGCAATCTATGGCGGAATCGATCGCACGACGAATACGTTTTGGAAAGCGCAGTATGACGATTCCATCGGCTCTATAACCAACGATATCCTGACGCAATACTACGTTGCTGCATCCCGTGGCGGTCTGCAAAACTCGCCGGACTTCATGGTTGCTGGATTCACCGCATGGCAAGCCGTGAACAAAGTCGTATCGGGTCGCTATGAGACGCATAGCACGGTCAACGACGCTGGCAAGATGTTCGGGAACCTCGGCTTCCCGTTCATCAACTTCATGGGCGTACCGGTTGTGTATGACGAGTATTGCCCGACAGGTGACCTTTACATGCTCAACTCGGATACAATCCAGCTCTGGACGGACCCGGTCATCAACTTCAAGCCGTCTGAACTGGTCAAGCCTCCGAACATGGACGCAAAGATCGGTCAAATCTTCTGGTCTGGTGAGCTGGTTTGTACGCAACCCCGCGCCAACGTTCACTTGAAGGGCATCACAGGCGCGGCCTAATACACTAAAGGAGGAATAATCAATGACACAAGCGAGTACGAACAGCACGTTCAAGAATCAAGCGCTGGCCAATGCAACAGGGGTTTCGTCCACGGCGAAACAGGAAATTACGGTCGAATTTTTGGCTGCTGATCCGGCAGACAAAGCGACCAACTTTCCCCGCATTTGGGTAAACACCACGACAGGTGCACTCAAATACACGGTCGATGGATCGACGGTCAAGACGGCGACAGTAACCTAAATAACCTTGGAACTGGGCGCGTCTTAGGATTGCGCCCTTTTTCCGTTTGAAAGGAGCTTTCCAATGTCCTACAACGTGGATCCAAAATGGTTGGAGGAAGAAGTATACGTCACAGCACAAGACCCTGTAACGCTTCGATTCGGTGGCATTGACTATGAGATTAATGGCAAGCCGACGATGCTTAAGCGTGGCGTCGCCTACCATTGGCAGCAGCAAGGTCACGATGTCCAAACATCAGACGTACCACAAAGTGAGATCGAGGCTAGAATTGTCTCCAATCCTCTCGAAGAGAACGATAGGGGCGAAGCTTTTCCGGGACTAAAGAAGCGCGGTAGACCGGCTAAGGGGGCATAACATGGGACGCACTCCTATTTCTGGCCTGATTGCAAGAGGTCAGAATCAAAACTCCTATAACAATTCCGGTATTGATACGCCGGCCAAGTGGGTGGACAGCTTTAACGCAGCTCTCCAAGACTTGGTTCAGGATATCGGGCTAAGGGCTATGGTGGAAATCCCCTACGTACCTGGCACGACATCCTATCAACTTCCTGATGACTTCTTCGAAGTCGAACAGGTTTGGGACAACTTCTGGTGCCGGTTCTATCCGCGTCAGGACATCGATCCTGCTATCTGGAATTATGGTCCGTACGGATTCGATATCTCGTTCGATGGAACGCATCACAACATTGATTTTGGGACGGATATCTCATCGACTACGTTCAGAGTATACTACATTCGATACCCGGCGCTACTTACGACATCAAACATCAACGTAGATACACCAGAAGTTCCAACGATTGGTGAGAATGCGTTGATCCTTTATGCGATCGCAAAGGGATTGCGCAACAATAATCAACCGGGCCAAGCCACAAACTTGGAGCAGATGTACGAGAACGAGCGAAAGAAGATCAGGGATGAAGCACAGCGAAGGCGGATCGGGGGATAAGGTATGGGACGGATGGATATTAACGGCAGTCCAACTGTAACGATGGAAATCAACGGTTTCAAGGGGATTAACAATGCGACGCAATTCAGCCAAATAGACATCCGTCAGTCCCCCAAGATGCTGAATCTGCTGCCAGGTAAGGTTGGAGGACTGCGTAACCGTGATGGTACAAGGCCGCTAACGTTTTTCCCTACGCCTGGACTGAAACGGATGGGACGATTGAGGAAGAATCAATCAACTACTATCGTAGCCGCAGCGAATACAACGCTTTATGAATACTTGTCAAATTCCTGGACTCCTGCGTTCATGAATGTGTTCCTTGATAGTCCGGATATTGATACGGTGCAGTTTAGGGATTCTAGTGCAAATGAAGTGCTTATTATCACTGATGGCGGAGGATTGAAATATTACGATGGTATTTCAGTTTCACTGGTTCCTCCTGCCCCTAACGATCCGTCGCCAAATCCAGTGAATGACCTTCCGAATATTAATACAAATAATCCACCAGTAGGCATCACTACACACAACAATAGATTAGTTATTTGGCCAAACAACAAAGATATCATTTTTCATTCGAGGCCTGGATATTACGATTACTTTCCCGCGAACGCGTTCCAGCGCTTCGTTAACGATAACGATACCATTCAGACGTGTATATCGTTCGGTTCATCGCTTCTTGTTTTCATGCGTCGCTGTATCGGCGTACTGTTCGGAGACGGATACTTAGGGACCGATCAGGATTGGTATCAAGACTTTCTAGACACCACAGACGGATGCGTAAACGGTCGTAGCGTTCAGATCGTGGTATTCCCTAACGGGGAAGAGAGAGTGTTCTACCAGACCGACAAGGGTGTCTCAGCGGTATATAACGTGGACACTAAATCACTTGATAACTCAACCCGTCTGGCTACCGTAAGCATGACGGATACAAAAATAGATTGGAATGCGCTCGGCATTACAAAGGCCGAATGGATGGGTGCTGTATCGTACTTCTATCAGGGACGATATTGGCTTATCTACAAGCAAGGAACAACCTATCAAGGACTAGTGTACGACACGACATCCAACGAATGGTTCCCTGTCAATAACATCGATGCCAACGATTTTTATGGGGGCACGATTGACTCAGATACAAGCGACGATTATTTGTGGTTCATTACGGAAGCCGGACATCTGAAACGATTCCAAGACTTCCCGGCTATTGGCGTTGCAAACTATGACTATCAGGACATCAACCTTTTAACGGGAACGCCGGTCCAATGGGAATGGTATTCGAAACTCATGAATCCACAGATAACCGGGTTTGATCACTTTTGGGACATTCTCATGATCGAGGCCCAGCAATTCGAATATGACTCCGTGATAAACGTCGAGGTCAATACATTTAACGACCGGTTCACACAGCTACGAGCGGTTAAGACGGAAATCATGATTGTGAACGTATCTGTAATCGGACAGGCACAGATCGGAAACGACAACCTTACAGACATCATCAATAACGCCAAGCGCATAAGGGCATTCGTCAAGGGCCAATACGCGCAAGTGCGGCTATGGAACGATGATGGAATGCCAGCAGAAGTATTTGATATTCGGTTTGAAGTCAGGCCACAAACTGCATACGGATGAGGTGATGAGATGCCCGCAGGACCGGTCAATAGAACATTGTTAGAAAGTTATTATCAGAATCCCGGACAAATCTACGATGACACCATGACAGAAGGGGCATATGGTGTCCTTGCTGATCAGATTGACCAGAATTATTACCAACTTTCGAGTCTGATAAATTCCGGTGTTTTGTCTCCATACCTAGCCAACATGAACGCACAAGGATTTATGAACTCTAATTTCGATATCTGGCAGCGTGGAGACAGTTTCACGGGGACAAATATTTATACTGCGGATCGCTGGGTAATCGGTAATGGTGGGGGAACTACAACAGTAACGAAAGTTTCTGTCACTCCAGGAGATGCGTTCAGCCCATATAAATACTTCCTCAGGTTCAGTCAAACATCGGCAGGAACATCAAGTCCCACTTTGGCACAGCGTATTGAATCTGTTCGAACATATGCAGGAATGACGATTTCCGTCCGTGCAAGAATTCGATCCGTTGGTGCTGGACCATATACAGTAGGGGTATTTGCGATTCAATATTTTGGCACGGGCGGGAGTCCGTCATCTGCGGTAAATACGCATATTGGTGACATCGTTGTGACAAATGATTTACAGGATTTAGTAGTTAGCGCTACTTTACCAACAGTTGTTGGTAAGACAATCGGGACAGACAGAAATGATTATTTGGCAATTCAATTTAACATGCCTTCTAACTTTATTTTTGATATGGATTTTGCCTACGTCCAAGTGAATATCGGTGAGTCTGCACTACCTTATCAACCGCGAAGCATCGGAGAAGAGTTACTACTGTGCCAAAGGTTTTACGAGAAAAGCTATGATCTATCAACTAAACCCGGAACTGCTGTTTCGCTCGCTGGATCTGACATGGGTGGGGCCCTAGATACAGCGTCGCTAACCTTTAGCACTCCATTTAAGGTTAGGAAGAGGACTAGCCCCACAATACAGGTATATGCAGACGACGGAACCGCGGGAGCGATTAGAAACGTATCTACGAGTTCTAACGTTACGTCGGCGGTAATTGGCCAATATAACGAAAAATCATTCAGAGTGTTCTTCAATACCTCTGTCCTGACTGCCGGAAACTTGGTGGGTTATCACTGGACAGCAGATGCCGAACTGTAGGGAGGGCCAACATGGACGGAAACAAGTTATATATCCGAATTGACAATCAACAACGGATCATAGACGGATATGCGGAATGGCAGACAGAGAAACGAAACGATGATGAGATACTGATTACCGAATCCGGACCTCGTCAATTTAATCTTTATTGGGCAGATTCGTTGTACGTTGAGGATGGAAAGTATAAAGGACAATACCGGTTTAAATGGACGGATGGACAACGAGTGGAGAGGACGCAAGAAGAATTGGACGCAGAATGGGCAGCGCGTCCGCCTGCTCCTCCTTCACTTCAAGATCAGATCAACCAAATAACGGTCACGCTCGGAGACTTCATCTTAGGGGGAATGTGACATGTCATTTTGGGCGCAATATGTAGTCGCTAAAGAGGAACAAGGTGTCAGTCGGGCCGATTCGCTTGCGAAGATTGAAGCGAAATACGGCGCGGAATTCCGTGCGTCAATAGAAGCAGAACTCCCTAAGCCGGAGGAAGGTGTAACGGATGGCAATTAGCTCTACAATTCAGGCTGAACTCCAACGTAAAGCCGCTGCGGGAATACCGCTCACAAACCCTACAGCAGAAACAACGGCGGCCTATAACGCCGCTAAGGCCAAATTAGCGCCAGTCAATAACACAACTACCAATACCAACAATGTAGCGGTTAAACCGGCTCCTACGGCCCCTATAGCTAATGCTGCGACGGGCGGAACGGCAAGTGCTACAGGATACGGCGGGGCTACGTATGGAACAAATGGCGCTACTAACGCGGCCATTCTTGCGAATCAGAACAAGTTGGCGACCGATAAGAACTTTCTACAGTCCGAAATAGATCGTACCCTACAGACCATCAAGGACCGGGAAGCGCAGGGGCTTGATACTTCGGCACAATATAAATACCTGAATCAAAACTTGGGATACAACAATACAACGGGAACTGGCGTAGGAAGCCTGAATGGAACGAACATTTTCAATCCTGGATCCTATGGCGGCTACGATCCAACAGCCGAAGAACAAGCCTATCTTGCCAATCAGATTGCAGCTTACAACGGACAATCGGATGCCGCTAAGCTCGCCGCACAATATGGGATCGATCAGAACAACGCCGCTTTGAATGAACAGTTAGACAAACTCAATCAGCAAAAGGCAGTAGACACGAACGCAGCTCAGGAGCTTCAAAACAGGCGCGGCGGATTCTATAGCGGGGGCCTTGATACGCAATTGGCGTCTATCGATTCGGGCTATGCCAATAACGTGAACACGCTGACCAGGGACGTAGCAAGCCGCAATCAACAATTGTTGGACCAATATGGTAATATGGCTAATACGATTGCGGAACAGATCAACAACTTACAGCAGAACGCGCCGGATATTCTGCGTTCGAGGATCCAAGATTGGATCAATAACGAGCGCAATTATGGATTGGACTACGCCAACACATTCGGCAGTTTGAACGGGAAGCAGACGCTAGGGGCGGAGGAACAGCAGTTTAACCAAGATCTTGCGAACCGTCAGCAAGACCTAAACGAGCGGCAACAGGATTTGACCGAGACGCAAGTAATGGCAGAACTGACCGGGAAGCTTCCGGACGGAACGCCCACGAATCAGTATCAACAACAACAGTTGGAGAATTACTGGACCGTTGCGGATCAGACGGGGGTTATTCCGAACGTGCTGGCGGATATGTATGGATTGCCACACGGTACATCGACATTTGAAGCAAAACAAGCAGCTATTCAGAATGCGCAACAACAGCAACAAATCGGAATTTCTGCACAAAATGCCCGTACATCTTCCGCCAGTGCAGCTAATTCTGCTTCTAACGCTCGTTTCAATCAGCTTATGGACGTTTGGCAAGCGACAGGCAAGGCACCAGCGGGATTAGAACAGTATGGGATTCAGGCAGGTCAGGCGTTGCCGACAGAATCTAAACCAACACCGCAATCATCTCTTTCGAACAAGCAATCTACGGATAATCTAAACCAAATCCTAGATGACTTAAGTGATCCAAACATCACGAAAGCGGAGGCGCGACAACTGCTAAATGCAAATGCCGCCAACCTAACCGATTCGGATTACAAGAAATTGAGCGATGAAATAAATTCACGCACCTTTAAACAATAGGCGGTGAATAGAATGGTTGTACGTCTTAAAGATATACGGACCGGTACGGACGAGGAGCAAAATAACAGAGGCCTCGTCCGTCTTTCTGATATCAGGACTGAGGAAAACCGAGCAGAATACAAGCAGAAAAGCGATAAGTTAAAATCCGTCGGCCTGGACAACGCGAGCGTGATGAATTCGTTCAAGAACATGGCCGCGAATCCAAGTGCGATTAAGGCGCCTACTACAAAGACAGAAGCAACGACGACCAAGAAGTCATCCGGCATAAAGGGACTTGCGGATAAGATCGGACTGACAAAAGATTTGAAGCTCCTAGGACAGGCTGCAAGCGACGTATTTAACGCTCCGGGAAATCTGATTAGGTCGGCCGACAAGTCCGCTCAGAACCTCGTTACGAAGCTGCCAGGGGCCAATAAAGGTAAACCTTTGTATGATAATGGTGAATCAATTGGCCAGCATCTGCAAAGCACGATCGGAAAGACGAATATTCCGGGTGTTACGAATGGGCCAGTTGCAAACTTTATACGTGGCGCGGCGGATGCTTCCGACTTTGGCGTAGGTCGTGCTCTTGATGAAGTATTGGGCAATCAACAGGCATTGCAGGGGCGCAACACAAAAGCAGCTCGGGTCGGCGAAATCGCGGGTACGGTTGCTCCGCTGGGTGCTCTCGGTGCTAGTCTAGTTTCCAAGGGCGTAAAGGCGGCAGCGAATAGCCTTAAGGGAACGCTTGAAGATGTAACGAGGAATCAGCTTCAAGCTCTTAAGGCGGCGAATGTGAAGGAAATCCCATCACGTCTTACGGTTCCTGGCGCACAGCAACAACTTGATAAGGTCATGGAAGAGATTCGACCAATCGTCACGGAACGGATTACGCCGCCGCTGGAGAATGAAAATGAACTTGCAAAATGGGTGCGGACGAACTTCGATCCGAATATCTCGTTGAACGAGGTTCGCAAGCTCACTTACAACGACCTTCATGACATGGCTTCCGAGTTGGCAAAGCGTCCGGACTTCACCTATAACGAAGCCGTCAGAGTCGCCGGAGAGCGCGGATACGACTTGCCCGCATTGTTGGAGGGGAAAGGGAATACGATCGCTCAGAAAGGCGCACAGATACGAAGTCAACGCGCATACGGGGTACGTATGGATGAACTTCCAAGTGTTCGACGGAATGGCCCGAATCTCACGCTTCCGGAAGTACAAACGCAGCCCAATAACATGAGTTGGTTTCAACGTTTATTTGGTAATCAGGGGTTAGGTATCACGGCTGGCGGTGGTACTGTAAAAATCGGTACGCAACAGCAGATTGTAGGAAAAGCAATCAAGAACGATACTGAAGGCATTACGAACGCCGTTAAAACCGCCGGGCGTAACACATATCAAACACTCGTTGACTCGCTCAGTCCGATTAAACGTGTATTCGGCCAACAAGCCTATGACATCGCCATGGATTCGAACCGTGCAAGCAATCTTGCAAACACGATTATTCACGATAAATTCGTGGATCCGGAAGGCAATGTACTCGGAAAAGGGATGTCGGAGATATTTAAACAGATTCCGCGCGGACTGGATAATGAGGCGGTTGATTACCTTATCCTCCGAGACGCTAAAGACCGGGTAGGGCGCGGAGAGAAAGTCTATGAAGATCGTCTTGGCATGAACGATGTCACGAAGATCAATCAACGGATTGCAAACTATGAGGCTAAATATCCAGCATTGAAGAACCTTGGGACTGATTGGGACGACTTTACACGGAATATCCGCCAAGTGTACGGGCTTGATTCTGGATTGTTAAACGCTGATCAAGTCGCCGCAATGGAAGCAGCTCGCCCGAATTACGCGCCGATGCGGCGGCAATTCAAACTTTCTGAACGTGTTAAACGTTCATTTGGTGGAACGAATACCGGATTCAGCGGACAAAAAGCACCGATTCAAGCAGTATCTCCAACCGGTTCGGCTCGTAAGATCGTGGATCCGCGTCGGACAATGATGGAAGCAACCCAAAAATGGGTTCAAAACAGCATGAACAACCGGGTCATGCAATATATCGGTGATGAAGTTATGGCAAATCCCGACGCCTTAAAGGACATTGCAGAAATCGTTCGGACGGAAACAAAGACGGCCCCCAAGCTTGCTAAGGCTTTTGCAGATGCAGACGAACTGAAGGATGCAATTGCTAACGGTAATGAGGAAGAGTTCCTAGATGACCTTTCGAAACAATTCCGGAAGCTATTCGATAAGTCTAAAGCCGGCGACGATACGGTTCTAACGTACATGAAGAACGGTCAACCGGTGGCGATTCGAATCAAGGATCCGGAGTCTATTCGGGCACTTGCTTCTCTTGGTCCGCAACAAACCGGAGTAATCGTAAAGGCGCTTGGCGCACTTAGCAACCTTACGAAACGATCGGCTACCGGACTGCTGGCTCCGCTATTTGCGGTCCGTCAGCTTACCGTAGACTTACCGCAAGCATTGATCCAATCACCTAATGCAGTTGCACATTTGGGCGACTATGCTCATGCATTAGTAAGCAGTATGGTTGAAGCAATTCCAGGACTCAGAAAGACGAAATTAGCCGATCTTGCGAACGATTTCCGGCGTACTGGTGGCGTCTATTCATCTCTTCTCAAAACGGAAAAAGGCGTAAACAAGAGCATGAAGTCCTTGAAACGTAACGCCTTTCTTTCGCCTGAAGGAATCGCCCAAGGAGTGACATCAGCCGTTAAGGCTCCGTTTAAGGCTTTGGAGAAATTCGGGGATGTTGCAGAGAATCTGAATCGTATGGCAGCTTTCAAAGGCTCTATGCGCTCAGCAGGAGGTGTCAGGACACCCGAGAATGTACGTGATGCTATTACAGCGGCTAGGGAGATAACAACGAACTTCTCTCGTAAAGGAACCGCGGCGAAAGAACTGGAAAGCCTGATTCCTTATAATAACGCTGCTGTACAAGGTCTGAGACGCTTCCTGACGGCCTATAAGAATCATCCGATCAAAGCGACGATTGGTACACTATCGCTTGCTGTAGCGCCGAAAATGCTTGAATACGCAACGTTCGGAAATGATCCAGACTATCAAAATATTCCGGCTCGCGACCGTTACCGCAAATTGTTCATTGCCAAACGTCCGGATGGTTCTTTTGTAAGTCTCCAGATGCCGCCAGAGTATAACGCAATAGGCGCTTTCACAGAAGACCTGATGCGCCGATTTATCGGAGACGATCCACAGTCCATGAGAGGCGTTGCAGACGCCTTAATGAACGCTTATACACCTCCTGCGGTGGCTGGACTGGCGCAAGGTATTACGCAAGGTGGCGGACTCGATCAAAGCATATGGGGCGGAATCAATGCCACATCGCCGGGAGCCATAATTGGAACGGCAGCAAACCAATCCTTTACCGGTTCTCCAATCGTTCCGCAATCCATGCAAGACGTTTCGCCACAATTTCAATACGATGAAAAGACGACAGCGGCGGCGAAAGAACTTGGAAAGGCGCTTAACTGGTCACCCAAGAAAATCGATTATCTGCTCAGGCAGTACACGGGTGATATTGGCCGCTATATCCTGCCTCTTACGTCTACAACCGGCAGTGCAGATACGGTTAAGTCGTTGGCAAAGAACTTCATCACGGATCCGGTTTATACGAATACTTTAGCAGATCAGTATTATCGTGCTAAGGATCTTGTAAGCAGAGTAGAGGCCGATAATAAAGCAGTTGGTAAGGCGCTGCCGTCCTGGTATTCAGACAATATCCATAAGCTGATATCATCTACCGCTAAGGGAACAACGGGTGCACAGCTCAAAGAACTGAATACGCAGAAGAAAGCACTTAATGCCGATAATACGATGAGTATTGACGAAAAGGCTCGGAAGCTTCGAGATATCCAAATGCAAATCAATAGCATTTATACGGACATTTTATCTCAATTAGAGGAGGCAAAAGTACCAATAACCGGAAGATAACTATTGACACTTCCTGTCACACGTGCTAAGTTCAAGCCAAATGACGAAGAAAGGAACGGTTTGGATGAAAAAGAAAATTTTATTCGTAACCCTCCTTAGCTTCCTCGTGGTCGGATCAGCACAAGCAGGGTCCATATGGGGGCAGTTTAAGGGAAATCCTATCGTTAATCTTAAACTAAACGGCAAGGAAGTTGGGAGCGACAAAGTACCGGCAATCGCAATAGATGGACGGACGTATGTACCACTCGTTACGATCGGTGACTTGGGACTGTCTTATAGCTACGACGCTACGACGCAATCGGTTAACGTTGTGAATCCGGCAGCGGATACGACGGAACCTACGCCTACGTCGACTCCTGATCCAACAGGTTCACCGGAGCCGACACCGACACCAGATCCGACTGCTACGCCAACACCAACGCCGAGCCCGACACCGGATCCAGAAGCTACTCCAACGCCGACACCATCGCCCACTCCGACACCTACGCCGACTCCAAGTCCGACGCCTACGATTCCGCCGATCAATGATACTCCGGAGCTTAAGGATGCGGCGTGTCAGCAAGCTAAGGCAGATTCTGAATGGGCGCTGGAACAATACCGTGAGGGCAAAATTACCTATACAAATTATTCGAAATATCAAGACCGAGTAATTATGGTTTGCCCCAAACAGTAATCGAATTGCACGTCTAAACACGCTATGTTATGCTTATAATGAATCAGAGGACGGCGCCACCCGTCCTCCTGCAACAGACTTGGGCAGTTGCCCCCATATGCACGGAAGCCAACCCGCCTGGCCGTCAAACCTTGGGCGGGTTACTTCTTGTTCCGGAACGTAAGCACAGCAACAACTAGCATCGCAAATGCTATAACGTCTTGGAAAGAGAAGTTAGCCATACGCATCACCCCCTTTCGAGAGGCAATGCGGCCCAAGTGTTGCTAGACCATTATACCATTTTTAGCCTCCTATCAGGGGGCTATTTCTATTTCAGGAAGGAGACCTACAAATGATATCCATGGTGGTGAAACTATGCCGCTGCTGCGACGAAGAAGTAGACAAATGCAGATATATCACACGCCTCCGTAAGTTTGGAATCGGACCAGACAACGACATCATAAATGCACTCTCATATGAGGTAGTGGTGCCATCATGTACGAATTCTACGAATGGATCCGGGATCACCGGCACAATCCCTTAACATGGGCCGCATTGGTGCCGCTCATTATCATCATTGCCGATAAGCTTGGCCGGGAGTTTATAACCGATCAGTTTAAGAAGCTGCTGCATGTGCAGGGTAAAGCAGATTTCAAAGAATATATCGCCAATCAGAAACGGATTGAAAGGAAGGTAGATCAAATTGCTTATTACCTTGGGGTGCCGGAATGGAATGTAGAAGAGACAGTTTATACAGAAAATACGGCAAAGAATTCGTCGATCTTATCACGCTTGGGGCGATTAAATGCCCTGTATGCAAGAAAATCCACTATGCAGAGGAGAAGAACAATGAACAACACATCCATTAACTATGTAACGCTGGTTGTCGCTTTATTGGGTGCCGCTAAGATTATCTTGGAATCTTTCGGAATTACAGTCATTACCGACGATGTTATCGACCAAGCTTCTAACGCTGTAGCTGGGATTGTAACCCTCTTAGGCGTAATCATGAGCCACCGTAAGAAAGAAAACATCAAGGACGTTACGATTCAATCAGAGGCATGATTGGGGTGATAACATTGGATAGCATATTGAAAGCAGAACATCCGGCAATAACGCCAACTGAACTGCGTAGCGTGCCGATCATCGACTTGAGGGGAAAGACGCCTACGAACGCCAAGTATACGTGGTCTTCTCTAAAGGGATTCCGGGATATGAGTACGGTCACAGACATCATAATGCACCATTCAGGGATGTCTAAGCTATCTTCTGTCGCTTATGACGATATTACTTGGATCAATCGGATAGCTACCGCTCATATCAATAGCACCAAGAACATCCCCGGAGGCGATCCCGGCTTTCCATATGCGCTATTTGTCCGAAACGGAAAGCTGTATGTCGTCAATGATGTGAATTACCTGACCTATGGCGTTTCTGATCACAACGTACAGAGCGTTCATATTTGCGTGGATGGGGACTATGCCAATTACGATAAGCTAGCTGATCAAGACAGGAAGGCGCTATACGCTGCATATTTCGTCGTTAAGGCTGCACTTCCAGCGTTTAAAAATCTGTTCTCTCATAAGGAACTCGCCCCGACCTCTTGTCCTGGTTACGATATGGCCCAGGTTAGATCGTATATCGACAATGTTGAAGAACAAATGGACTATAACGCCTCTCAAAGCGCCGACAGGGTTACAGCCTACGCCTTCGCCGAACGCGTGGATGACCTAGGCAAACGCCTAACCGACCCCAAATGGGGCCCAGAAGCGCGGCGTAAGGTCATGCTGCTTGCTCCTGCGATTAAAGAGACAGCGGGAGATGCAAGAACCGCAGAATCGATTGTAGCGCGTGTGACGGACTTGTACAAAAAGGCGCTGAGCGGTAATTTTGCGGATGAGGCGACGCGGAAACTGCTCATATGCGCGGATGCGGGGAAAGAATTCGGCTTGATTTAAACCATTCACTTTACAGTTTTGCTGTTTTTCCTTAATCTGCTTTACATCGTAGGTGTAAAGTGAATTACGGATAATCTTCAAAAGTGTAAAGTGAAGTGGTATAATAAAGATGCGCGACGGACCCGGTGTGTGCAGGATAATCCGCCGCGCTTTTAATTTGCCCATAATTATAGTCATATGACTAAAAGAATGTTATAATTAGGTAAAGGAGGTTTATCATGATACGCAATAAAACGATAAAATTTAACCTTGATAAACCGGAAGAACGGGAGCTATGGGTATGGCTTAGTAAGTTGCCGCATGGTGAATTTAGTACAGAAACGAAAGAACAATGGAGACAGGTAATGTTGTGGCAGAAAGAAAAGGAGGAACACAAATGA